TGCTCTTCCGATCTGACGTGATCGTAACCTTGCTGGGCGATATCTCGCACCTTGGGACTTCTACTGCCCTGAGGAAAACTACGGTGAAGAAGGATTTTGACGTATCTCACGGCTATCTTACGGCTTCGTACAAGTTGTGCATTAAAGCGACTTAATTAGCAAAAAGCACTCCGCCCATTCCTTCCATCACACGAAGGACATTGAAATTCCTTGCGAATACTGTAATATCATTAAATTTGGTAAGCCCGGTCTCGAGAGTGGTCGACGTGTCCAGGATGTTTGAGATATTCGTCGCAGTTGCCGCCTTGCTTGTAATACTCAGCGTTACCATGTCCAAACGACTGAAGTTCATCGTCCCGGCAGAGTCCTGTTCGTTGGCTTGGACTCCGAAGGAATACATGTAGATTCCCGCAGAGGGGGCTTGTCCTACGGATTGTGTGGGTTGGACGAGGTTGAAATACCCACCGGGGCGCTCCGTGAAACGGTCGATGCCATTGCATTTCAGAACCGCGCTATACATCGGCGCGAATGCCTCGTTTGTTTCGAATTGATAATTACTGGTCGTATACTGGCCGTGTAAGTTAGATTTGTAAAACCACACGATATATCTGGTTGGCAGATTAAAAGGAAGGTCGTATATCCCAGTCTGTATAGAATCTGATATTTTTGCAGGGACCGTAGTCGTCTGTAGTTGTTCTATGACATACTCGTGTGGTTTAGATACAAAATACTCACGCTCCGGTCTGTCCAGGAATACATAATCTGCGTAGAACCTGACCTGGGGTATATACACCGAGTCGAGACCGGGGATGTTGTAAGGTTCGTTGAAAACAATCTTTAACTGGATCTCGTGGTACTGTAGCGCAATCATTGGAAGCGCAGTTGACAGGTTTCTGGAGAAGAATAGCGGGAGGTCGACGTAAAATGTACGAATTGCACCAGGGGGGTCGTCGTCTCTGAAGTTCTGCATCCTGTAGTTCGCAGACCTGATTTCCGTATCATTGAAAAGCTCGTCATGAACGCGCGACCAGTTGGGGAAATCTACGATATGTTCTATTTCCTGGCCTCCGATCATGACCGTCACGCTTTTTACGAACTGTTCTGCGGGGTAGAACGATTCCGTCGATGAGCGTTTCATCGAGATTTCGAGCACACAATTCTTCACGAGGTCTCCTGCTCTCTTTATCGTTATGACCGTTGGCTCGCCAAAGCGAAGGTCGAACGTGTTTTCTATAGACTCTATTGCGAAATTTGTTCTCCGAACGGAATTCCTTTTCCAGAGAGATCTTTGCGGGTCTCCAGTGAGGAATACATCGGGGGCACCAACGGCTACTAATTGAGTAAGAGCACCCATTATTATTAATATACATAATATTATTAAGTTATTTTGTCAACATGGGATGCATTCTGACAAAATAACATCATATGCACGATTTACTTGGCGTTTTTAAGAGCAGCCATCACATAGGGCTTAAGATTGCTGTACATTATTTCGTACCCGGCGCCAGTCGGATGGATGCCATCGAAGAATTGCCTTTTATCGGACGGGACCAGACCCTTTGAAATGTCAATATATTGCATATCGTATTTCTTGGCCAGGAGTTTGTATTTGGCGTTTGCGGTGAGTCGTTTCTGAATTCTATCACCCCCTATGGTGTTCGGCAACAGACCTATCAGCAGAAATTTGGTCGTCGGGTACACCGCCTTGAGATATGGCAATAAGAAATTGTATAGCAGCGCGACGGGGTCGGTATTGTCTACTCCATGATTGTTAATTCCGATGAGCAGACCCACGACTTTGGGCGGTATGTCGAACCTTTCTTTTCCACGAGCTATTCTCCACGATAATTTTTGAACGGTATCTCCTCCGATGCCAAGCGGTGCAGATTTCATACCGTTTTTCCCAAAGTATTTGTTCCAAACGTCCATATGTTTATCTGCTGCAATCATCGTAATGCTGTCTCCGTACAGAACAAAGTCATATTGTTCATTTTTCTTATTCGCAGCCTGGACAATGTCCGCGTTTCTCTTACCTGCTCTGCGGCGGAAAAATACCGGTGATTTCTCGGGATCTCCTTGGACCCACTCGGGAATCTTAGGGATAACTGCAGTTGTCTCGTAATCGTAGTATTTCTCTTTCTTTTTAAAGGCAAATGCTAATACGATAGCGGCAATGACAGCGATAGCAAATATGATGGGCAGTTTGTGTTTTACGATGAAGCTTGACGTTTGTTCGAGGTCCATTCACTATAATACTAATACTAACATTTATTTGAAAAAAGATTAAACGCTCGTGATATGATTTTTAACAAATATTTCAGCGTCACGTTTTGATACCACATGGCTGATCGGGGACTTAATTTTCATATTCATGGCATACTCGTCTTCTTCCATATCAAGGGAGTCCATGATTTTGAGTTTGTCAGTTTTCAGCTGCTCGGCGCGAACCGCGGATAAAAGGACCGCGCCCTTCGCCTTTTCTGTTTCAATTTTCTTGAGAATTTCGTTATATTTCTCAGACGCTTCTTTTTCGTCTGCGATCTTACGGTATTTTGTAGCCAGGGTTATCGTTGCAGCGATCGGCGTTCCTTGAGACTTCTTGATCGCCGCCTCTTGCTTTACAACTTGCTCCGTTTTCTGAACGATACCTGCGGTAGTTTGTTTTGCCGCGAGGTCGGCCTTGTTCAGTTCTACGAGGTCTTGGATCATGACAGGGTCTTCTTTGACCTTGGCGAGTATTTCAGTGGGTCCGACTTTCTTCACCGGCCGGGGGACCACCTTCGCGAACTTGTTCTTCACGGCATCCTTGCTCTTTGTGTATAAACCTTTGATGGCGCCCCAGTTTTTGTAAATTACGAATGTTACACCGATTGTGATGGCTATAGCCAATGTCACGAGGCCTACGATATAGCGGGTCTTCATTTAATGTAATCAAATATTATTTATTTTCGTGATAATATGCGTCATAATTTCTCCCACACTCTATCATACGCGGTCTTACGATTACCACTGAGTACCATGCTAATTTTACTTTGAATAGCTTTATCATATCCCTTTGTTTTCAGATATCTTGCGGCATCCTCTTGGCTCTCGTGTTCTTTTTCAAACACACCTTTAATATACGACGAACATGACATACGTGCGGTTTTGGTACCGTCATGTTTTCCGTTTTTATATGCGTCTGACCCGTTTTCTGAACGAGTGCCAAGTCGGAGTTTGTGTGGCCGAAAATCCATTGGATCATCATCTTCGTGTAGGACCATCTCATTCTGTTTCTTCATGGCATATTCCTCCGGAAAGAACGTCATGAATGATAATATATGACATAACCACTTTTTCTTATTGATCGTGATTATTGGATATCCTGTATTTAATCCAATACGATCTCTACACAAAACATTTTCAGCATACTTTGTGATCCATTTAAGCCGGTTCATATTAGAAATTTCCCACCGCCCTTTGACGTTCGTTGATCCTATTATTTCCTTCCAGACTTCCCCTAGAAGATCTGGATACTCCTTATAAGCGAATCCATGCTGTTTCTTTTGGGCATACTGTGTGATCATCTCCGTGGTGTACTTGCTACCATACGAATTTTTCTCACCCTTCAAATGTTCTACCCAATCTTTGGCAGTTTTCTCGAGACCATTCTTGACGATGATGAACGCGGCCTTGAGTTTTCCTGGGTTGTCTCGGTTTTTATTTTGCCCGGACTTGCACAACCAACGAATATTTGTCAGAGCATCGTAATCCGGAAGTTTGTTGTTAATATGATCCGCTGTATGTTTCGGAGTAGGTGGCGGGCCAATAAACGTACTCGCAATCGCTCTTCCAACGTTAACACTGCGTATTTTCCCACCATCGTCTCGAATGGCGAGGGCATTGTATTTCCCGTTCTTATATATGATAATCACTTCTCCTTTTTCGTTCCTGACGATCCCATATTCGTCGATCGTATATTTATTGAAAATTACATGTTCTATAATTCCTTTCTTCACAAAGTAATATTCCAATGGTTTAATCATTTATTTACATATTTTAATGATATTAAATACTTTAGATTGACGATATGTCTACTCGAACATCCTT